CAAAGTATATATCCTTGGATAAGAGCTGAATTTTTAGAATGCCTTGATCCTACAAAGAAATATAATAAGATTGTACAGTATGGTTCAACAAGGATAGGTAAAACATATTTAGCTATTCTGCTTATTACATATACAATGGTCTTTATACATCATGTGAGAGAACCTGCTATGTATTATGGACTATCCCCTCTTACAGATTTAGCTGTATATATTATTTCATTTAAGTATGATAAGACTAGAGAACTCTATCTGAGACCGATGTTTAAAATGATGGAGAAATCAAATAGATTTATTCAGGTTAAATTTCAAGATAAAGTAATACCAGAACAGAATAGATTAGGTAGAGGAAAAATAGTATACAGTAAAGCATCTACTTCAGGGGAAATTACTTTAGCCTCTGGATTACAATTACAACTTGGTAATGATGATGCTCTAGCATTCATCGGTGCAAATTTGTTGAGTGCCTATATCAGCGAAATAAGTTTTTGGGTTGAGAATGCGGGTGCTACTGAAGAAAGTATCTTCAGATTATATACGGACGTAGCAGATAGAATTAAAGCTACAGTAGGTGAAGATTATCTAACTTTCTTATACTTAGATACATCAGCAAACAATGTTGATTCCATAATAGAGAAACACGTACTTACTGAACTAAGATACAGGGAAGGAGTAAGATTCAATTGGACTACGAGATGGGAAGCTCTTCCTAATAATGGAAAGAATTTTAAAAAGTATAATAAAGGAAAGGAAGAACTTTTAAAACAAAAAGAATATGAGAGCGTAGAAGGGTTAAACAAAGACCTGTTTGATATGGGGCTTATGTTTAAAGTAATAACAGGGAATGGATCAATACCAGCTGCTATAGTTACCGATGAAAGACAACTAGAAGGAATTCCAGGTGACTTAATTATATATGTTCCTATAGATGCTTATGATGCTTTTAAAGATAATCTAGCTAAGAGTATAAAGGACATAGCGGGAAGACCGACTGTATCTGAGAATAAATTTATTAACGATATAAGCTTAATAGAAAATATTTTCGAGAATAATATACTCAAGAACGTTGAAGGGGCAATAATTGCCGATGCGGTTGATTTGCCAGAAGGGTTAATTTGGGATCAAATTAAGGACAAGTTTTTTCACAGAAATTCAACGGGAGAATATAGAATTGTTAGAGCACCAAATGAACCGCGATATATCTCAATTGACAACGCTTATTCGCTAGCAGGGGATGCAATGGGGATAACTATTCTTCATAAAGAGTGGAGCATAGAAAAGAAAGCTTCTATATTTGTTCATGATCTATGTTGTGTTATAATAGGGGCTAAAAAAGAAACATCACTAGAAGCCCCTATATACTTTATAATGGATTTAATGAGTAAAGCTAGTCTACCTATATATGGAATATATACAGATACATTTCAATCAAGACACGGTAAACAATTCTTAGAAAGAAATCATGTACAGATATTCATCCAATCTGTAGATCGTACCATTAACCCATATATGATATATCTTACTTGTCTTAATAATGGATTGATTAAATCAGGTAGAAACATATTCTTAAAGAATAACCTACAAGCTCTTAAAGTAACTAAATCAGAATCTGGAAAAGATAAAATAGACCATGAGGAAGGAACAAGAAATCAAAAGTATAATGGAGATTGGGATAAATCCACCGCTGGAACTTATGCGAAGGACTGTTCAGATACATCTTGTAATGCTGTCTTTGGAGCATTTAACCATCAATCAATTCCTACAACGATATATGAAATGGAAAATAAACGGTTTTCAGATAAAGAGGGGGATAAGAAGGAGATTGCTACTAAGGCTATTCAACATTTGTTAAAAGCCCGCCCTCATTTATAACTTATAATTATTAGTAATTTAATTTTCTATTATTTATTTACTAATAATTATTATGAAAACAATAGCCACAATTAAATTATATAAGGATAAAAAGGAACAGATACTATCTATGTGTAAGAGACATATTATTGTCCAGAAGCCAAGGGTTGAGTCTAATCGTAGAAAATATAAAAGAGAAAAATATAAAGGTGATATAGAATGACAATACAATTAAATGTAGAAGTGGTTGGGACGTCAAGTCAATACAATTCACAAGACATTACTTTGGCTGGGAAAATTGAGAGGGAGTTCTATCAACTAATTGATACAGATGGATGGATAACTGTTCCTGTATCTAAAGTAGGTACTATATCTAAAATTATAGCTAATGTAGAAGACCCTAATGAAGTACTTGCTACAGCTAATCTAAGAGTAGTATATAGTGGGGTTCCATCTGGTATAGTTATTCCTATCAATGGAATATTTGTTTATTCAGTAGATTCAGTTTTTGCAGAACTAATATCAAGTGTAGATATAAGCACAGATAGTACCTCACCAATGAACGTAAATTTAAGTATTTTTGGAGTGTAATAAATGAAAAGATATGAAAGTTATTTTAAAGAAAAAAGCAATCAAACTATAGTATCACCAGACATAAATAATGGTGCTATTGTTAATAAATTATTTCAACAATGGGATGATGTTAAGAATCAAAAAGATCATGATAGTATAATGAAAAAGATATCGGATACTAAATTTGGAACTTATGGTACTGCCACATCTGTTCTTAAAATTATAGATGACTGGGACAAAGGAAATTGTGGGAATATAAAAAGAAGGGATTTTATAAATGAAGTAGAGCAATATCTAAAGAGGAATTAAGATGAATTTTTTAAAATCAATTAAAGACAACCTAGTATCACTATTTACTATTATATTCATCATAGCAATATTTGCAGGTATAGTATTTGCTGTAATGTATTTTAGAAAGTCTGGTAAAAAACTTGTTATAGTACCAGAGTTTAAAATTATAGATGCAAAGGTTGATCCTAATCTAGATGCATTAAGTGAATCGATTGAGATCGCAAAAGATATACTGAGTAAGGTTAAGAAATGAAAAGATATAAACCATTTAATTTCAATGAAGCAAGAAGAAATCCTGATATGAATCCTCATATAGGTGCTTGGGATTATGCTGAAGAATATAGAGAAGACTGGGATGTATATATCTCCTTTACTGAAATAGATAAAATAGGAATTAATCCTAAATCTAAATATAATACCCCGGTAGGTATTTATTGTTATCCTCTAAGAGAGTTTTGGGATAAATATATTGTAATGGCAAAAGAAGATAGATATAAAAGAACAATAGGGTCATTTGCTCCATTTGCTGGAAGTGCTAAATACATTTCATTTATTAGAGTAAAAGATAAATCACATTTTATAGAAGATATGTATAAGGATTATGGTAGTGATAAGTATGATAGGGATATAAAGATATTAGAAAAGAAATATAAAGAAATAATGTTTAAAGAATATAAGACCGAAAAAGCTATTAGACATATAAGAAAGTATTTTGATGTACAAATTTTTGATAATGAAAAAGAGCTATGGTTAGAGTTTATAGATTACTCTTTAAAAGAAGCTAAAGAAAAAAATCCATCAGTTTCTATGTGGAATATAACAAGATTGTTGTCTGATTTTTTATCAGCAGATTCAAAGCAATCATCAACTAAATGGAATCTTATTCTATCAAAAGATTTAGGTTATAGTGGATTTGCAGATAAATCAGGTAAAGGATATATACATCCATCTGAACCTATGCAAGCTGTATTCTTTAATACAAGAGCATTTGAAGTTATAACAAGAGTAGATAATGTTCCAGCTAAGAAAACTATAAATATCCATGATCCGAAACAAAAGATAGAATATAATATTAAAAATTTAGGTTTAGAGAATAAAGATTATATTATAAATATGGATTTAACTGTTGATTTTGAGGGATATGTTGATATAGGGAATAAACACTTAAAAGAAATTCCTTTTAAATTTGGAACTGTTGATGGGCACTTTGCTTGTCATATGAATAATCTAACATCTTTAAAAAATAGTCCTGATACTGTAGGGGATGATTTTATATGTGATAGAAATCCACAATTAAAATCATTAGAGGGATTACCTAAATTTATAGGGGGTGATTTAACAGTCGAGTATTCTATGGCTAAAATATATTCAGAAGACGATATAAGAAAAATGTCTAATATAAAAGGTAAAGTAGAATTTGGATTTGGTGGAGTACCCTATCAATACATACCAACAAAGGATAAAAAGTAAATGAAAAAACTAATCATAGCAATAATGCTTCTAATATGTTTTACAGGATTACTTCAAGCTAAATCAAATGATATAGTTATATCCCAGAATGGTATAGCAATAGGTAGAATGACTCCTGATCAGTATGGGGATCTTGTAATAGGTGCTGATCGATATGTAGAACTTATGAAAGCACAAAAAGAAAATAGAGTAACTATAGAGAGTGGTAAAATAGTAGCTTCCGAAGTAGAGGGAATATATACAACAAATATTAAAATTATATGGAAAGATAAAGAAGGAAGAGAGTTAAACTATATAGTAGCCAATCTGAATCTCAATATAGATAATGATAAATCAAAAGGATTACCAGAATGGAGAATCATATATAGAGATGTTGCTGAAGTTGGTTTTCCTATAGCTGGAGGATTATTAGTTTTTCTTTTACTAATATTATTATAGAGGTTTATAAATATGTCATTATCTGGCGTAACAATATCTGATTTACATTTAGCTCTCATAAAAAAAGTTTTAGCCTATCCCGCCGTGGATTCACTTTTACTTTCGGATGACGACATTCTGGACTACTGCGTGTATCCCTCGTTACAAAAATATTTTGTTAAGTTTCCTATTAAAGCAGAACAAGTTGGGGCTATAAATGGAGAACAGTTTATAGCTTTTCCCGATGCGTATACCTTTGGAGTTTTAGATGCTCGTGTGGTTGATATGGGATTACTTCCTGGTAGTGGAACTTCATTCTGGGATCTCATAATGATTCAGACGACTACCTCGGTTGGTTCATCTACGAAAGGTATTGGTGCTTATGGAGTAAAAGGATATAATCCATCAGGATTACTTTATCAAAGAGATGTAGAGAGACAAAAGTTTAAATCACAGCAGAATAATTATACTACAGTAAAATCAAGAGTAGATTTAGAAAATAGAAGACTCATTGTATATAGTTCCACTACTGGTGCATTGAATGTTACTTGGGCTAAATTCAGTAATAATTTTGATGCGGTTAGTATGGAAAGAAGAGATGATGTTATTAAACTTTGTCAAGCAGAGCTACTTGATCATATAGCAGATAGTGCTTCAATACTTTCAGACACAGGATTGGAAATTACCATTAACATCGAGGCTCTTCGCACTAGAGCAACAGATTTGAAAGACAAGGTCGCAGAGGCTTGGAGTAGCATCCATGATATTGTGTTTTTGCATTCAGTATAGGTATATATGGCACCCATGAGATATTTAGGGGAGTTAGGACATAAGCTCCCTGTTTTAACAGAAGAGGAATGGCACTCTGTATTTTCTTTCTTAGAATTTTTCATGACTGCTGAATCTATGTTAAAGCCCAATGATGAAGATGGAATAGATTTTGATTGGATGAAAGTGACTGAAGTGTTGAGACTACTTGGTAAGACTATTTAGTTCTTTCTTTACACAGTCAGTCCAACACATGCATTTGATATTGTTGTGTATAGAACAAAGCATACAGCTATCTTTAACCATATGCTTACATATTCCTTTCTTAATCTCTTTTCTTGAATCACAGCAGATAGTGTAATCAGGATCGTAGTCACTCACTTATTGAATAACTCTTCAAACTGTTTTGTAAAACCATTGTTTCCCTCATCTACTATACAATTACGACCACATATACAATTGTATTTAATTCTGTTTAAAAAATATTTTGTTATAGTTCCTTCTATGATTCTATTACATTTACTGCATTTTCTATATTTCATTTTTTTTCAATTCTTAGTTTATGTTCGTCTGCTTCAGATTTTATTCCTCTCATAGTTCCAACAAAAGAACTTATTGTCATACTAAGATCATCAACAGCACTAGATATTTTAGTAACAACAAATGAGTTATCTTTGACTTGTAATTTCATTTTATGTTCCCTGCTATCTAACTCTTTCTCTCTTGCTTTATACCCTCTAACAGAATCTTCAAGCATGGATATCTGAGCATCTTTTTCAGACAGTTCTAACTGATGTTCTCTATTAAGAGATAACCTCAGATCAGCTAATCTTTCTTTCCAATATCTTTCATCAAGTTCCTTTTGAGTTTTCTTTCCTTGAAGAATCATATCACTTATATCTGTAAGACCAAAGAATTTTACTACAAATTTCTTGAACATAACTTTACTCATTATAGACATCCTTATTTACTATTTATTAGTTTATTTTATTTTGAAGAACTGACTTCATGTTTTATAGAAGTCCCTTTACACATATGATTTTTACATACCAACTTATCTTCTATCCCATGTAGAATATCTCTACAATAAGGACAACAATAAGAGTTAAGATATTCCTGTGGCTGAGACTGCCATAATTTAACTATATCTTGTCTTGTTAATAATTTTCTATTATTCATTTGCACCTCTTCTTTTAATATTAGTATTCTCCCCAGATGAACTTAACTTTATTCTTAGTAACCGTAAATACCCTTATTTCATAAATCCCTTCGTCCATTATATTTTCCCACACCATTATTTCATTGTTATCTGAAACATGTATATCCCATTTATTTCCCGAGGGTTCTATAATTTGAATACTAAAAATAGATTCCCCTGTAAGTTTAAAAAGATACTGAGTACTCTTACCTTTAAGAGGTATATGAAACACTTTAAATTGATCTGCTTGAATAATAAATATCTGCTCCCCATCTTTTGTAAAATAATTCTGAGTATAGGAGAAAGTTGGTAGTATAAATATTAGAATTAAAAGTATAGTATATTTTTTCATTGTAACCCCCATAATAAAATAATTGCTAGTATATAAACAAATAAAACTATCCCTTGATTTGATACGGAGACAGTTTTAGGGATATCTATTATATGACAGCATAAAATTATTGTGATAAACGTTCTACTGAACATCTTTGTTCTCCTTAACATCTTTTTTAAATACTTCCAGGTAGAAATTATCTCTATCTTTTGATACTCTATCTATAATAGCTATTACAACAAAGTAGATAAAAAGAAGACCTATTATTATAATCATTTTCATACTATTCCCCTTCTATAGTTTAATTAGCTTTTCTTTATGTAATACATTAACTTTATTATATAATTCAGAAGCTTCTTCAATTGCTTTCTTGTAATTAAAATATCTCTCATCATAAGATGAGACAGAATTCATAATAGTCATAATGTGATGTTTAAATTGTGATCCATTAAAACTTTCAACACTATCAGCAAGTTTAGTATATGCTTTATGATATGTTTGTAATTCCTCTTCGTTAAAGTCAAAGGCATTCCTAACCCTTGCTCGAACATATTTTAGATAAGTTTCTCTTGATCTACAATTCTCTAAAAATTGTCTATGTTCTTTTGTCATTACTTGTTTCATCATAAGTCTTTCTCCTTAATGAAATTTTTCTTATACCTATAATATATAGAAATAGTGGGTAAAATTAAACTTTTTATTTAAAAATTATGCCATTCTTTTAATATTTAGTTTATTAAATATTCCTGTTTTTCCTACTGTATCAAAATCTATTATAACTTCAAGTTGTTTATAAACTTCACTCCATAAATACTTTTTACTTTGTTTCATATTATTTACTTTGATATCTTCCAGTTCTTCTTTTGAAAATTGAGATACTTTGATCATAGCTTGAACAGCCTGATCTACACCAGGAATCTTCCATTCACAAAAATAATTATTAGGTCTCATAGTAGCAACGCTATCTATAGGATAACTGACACTTGATTTTAGATATTGTTGTATACCACCAACATTATGATATATAA